TTCTAATATTAAGTCTTATAGAGGACTTCCCTATGCAACAGGGGAAATTTATTATTGTAATTGGCCCCAAGTAGTTTCTCGAAAAGGTAACAAGAAGATGTTTATAGATACGAAGTACTCTTATCCTTACGAACAAACCTGGATGTCTCATTTTTATCAAGATACAATAAAAGGCTATATAAAACCGGGTATTTTACTTGCAACTCCTACAGAGCATAATCGTTTTGAATTCTACACAAGAGAAGAAAGACGTGAAAACTGATATTTATAACTATGCCAGTATCCTCTTCAGTAATACCTTATAACCTCGGATTAACCTCAGAAACAACGATTTACGTTAATGAAGTTAAGTGTAGAGTACTTGAGAATGACTTTAATTATTCTCAAAACCCTACCGTATTTAAGTATGTTACAGTTATTACTGGATCTACAGCATTACCTTTCTATAGTAGTTCTGTAGGAATTATTACAGACGGTACAATTAAAGATAGTCTGACCGGATCTGCATTTAATCCTTATGTTACTACCGTAGGACTTTACAATGAATTTAACGATCTCTTAGTAGTAGGTAAATTAGCAACCCCTTATCCAATCCCAGAAAATACAGATATTACATTTATCGTAAGATGGGACAGTTAAAGCTTTAAGTTTATGTCAAAAAAATGGTTTACATACCAGGACGGAAGAATTACAGAATACGATTCCGTTGAGAAATTCCCTGAAAACTGCGTTGGATTTGTCTATAAAATTACAAATATACAGACTGGAAAGTTCTACATAGGTAAGAAGTCTCTATATTCTAATGTCAGAAAGAAACTGACTAAAAAAGAACTTGCAGAATTAAGCGGACCAGGTAGAAAACCTACTAAAAAGCTAGTTACAACTGAGTCGAATTGGTTAGTTTATTGGGGTTCTAACAAGGGAATCTTACAAGAAATTAAAGAGACAGGTACAGATAGCTTTCGTAAAGAAATACTTAAATTCTGTTTTAATAAGAAGCAATTAACGTATTGGGAAGTACATTACCAATGTATAAACGAAGTACTTTTAACAGATAAGTCTTACAACGACAACGTACTTGCTAAGTTCTTTAGAAAAGATTTGGTAGACTCAGAATAATTTCTTATATTATCCGTTAAAGACTGTAAGTTAATGGAGAATTCACGCCTAGTTTTAGGGCTTTTACATAACGTTTTAGGTAAATCTAAGCCTTCTACTAAAGGAAATCACGCATTTCACTGTCCTTTCTGTAAACATCATAAGCCAAAGCTTGAAATAGACCCAAAGACTGGGTTTTATCACTGCTGGACTTGTGAGCCTGCCACGAAAGGCAGAAACTTAGTATCTTTACTAAAAAAAGTACAAGCTACTTCTACTCAGATTGCTGAAATGAGAGGTTATTTCCCAGGAGGTAAGGGAGAAATAGACGATAAGCAGTACGAAGTAGTAGAACTGCCGAAAGAGTTTGTTTCCCTCGTAAAACCTAGTACAAAATTAACTTATAGACAGGCTAAGTCCTACATTACAAGTAGAGGTATTACGGATACAGATGTAGTAAAGTATAATATAGGGTACTGTGAAACAGGCAAGTATAAGAATTCAATAATCGTACCCTCTTACGATGCTCGCGGTAGAGTAAACTACTTTATTTCACGTTCATTCGAAAGAGATCCAGGAAGAAAGTACAATGCACCTAGCTGTAATAAAAACGAATTAGTAGGTTTAGAGTATTTTATTAATTGGAAGGTACCTGTTATACTATGTGAAGGTATTTTTGATGCAATTGCTCTAAAACGTAATGCAATACCTTTATTTGGTAAGAGCATACCGAAGGCCTTAATGATGAAACTCGTACAGAGCGATGTTAAGACTGTATACTTAGCCTTAGATAAGGATGCTTTGAAGGAAGCACTTAAATATGCACAGCAATTAATTGATCTCGGTAAGGATGTTTACTTAATTGAATTAAACGGTAAAGATCCATCTGATATAGGATTTGAAGGAATGACAAAATATTTACATCATGCAAAGCAACTTACATTCGGTGAGTTACTTTTAAAGAAAATGCAATTATGATTATAGAACAACGTTCAGAGGCTTGGTTTGAGATTAGAAAAGCTAAAATAACAAGCTCAGAAATACATAAAATAATAGGTAAAGGAGATTTTAGTGAAACCGCTAAGACTTACCTACTTGAAAAGGTCTGTGAACTGTACGGAGGCGTCACAGAACCGGCAGTAGGAGCTGCATTAAACTGGGGTACAGATTTAGAGCCGGTAGCGATAGAGTATTACGAGCAGAAGACAGGTTTAAAGGTTGATAAAGCTTCTTTTATTCCTGCAGGAGACTTCTACGGAGGTTCACCTGACGGTATTATTACTACAGGAGGTATTATAGAAGTAAAATGTCCTTTTAAATCTGCAAACCATTTCAAACATGGAATGATTAATACAGCAGCTAAGTTTAAAAAGGTAGCACCCAACTACTACTACCAATGCATATCTAATATGATATGTGCCGAAGCTACTTTCTGTGACTTCATTAGCTTTGATCCGAGAGTTCAAGACGAATATAAAATGTTTATATTCAGATTAGAGCTAGATCAAGAAGAAGTCAAACTAGTTAAAGAGAGAATTGAATTAGCTATAAGATATATGAAAGAGCTTGTAACAGAGATAGAGGCTGCTAAACCTAAGTTACTCCTTGATTAGATATTTATTAGTACTATGATAGATGCTAAGAAAATAGGACAGAGGATTGCTGAAGCTATTGCTAATGAACCAGGTCCTTGCTTTTACCCAGGTAAATTTAAACCGCCACATAAAGGACACTACGCAGCTGCTACTGAGTTAGCTCAGAGAGACTATATAAAGCAGGTAAATATTGTTATAAGCAGAAAGACTATTGACGGTATTACACCTGAAGATTCGCTTATGATTTGGAATATGTATCTAAAGGCAGCGCCCAATCCGAAGATTACAGTCAAGATCTCAACAGACGAATCTCCTATTCAAACAATTATAAAGTACTTAAAGAATAACCCAACCGTTAATCCAGTATACGTAGCAGTAGGAGACGACGAAGTAGATGATGAAGCTTATGGTAATTCTTTACAACAGCAATTCGGCGATAGAGTAAAGGTAATTCCTGTACGCGAAAAAGCAGGCGAGATTACAGCACCTCATGTTAGAAACGTTTTAGCATCAGGTGATTTCGAAGAATTTGCAGAAGCCGTTCCCGAAGCTGCTTACAACAAAGGATTTGCTCCAAAAATATTTAAAATGCTCGGAACAAAAGTAAAAGGAAATGCACCAGAACAGGCTTAATACGTTAAAAGATTTTATAGGATTTTGTAGAGCAGAATTAAATATTCAGACTTTACCTAAAATCTCTTTGCTTAATGATAAATCTTTTGTTGAGCAGAATAGATCTTTTGGCGAGTATAATCCTCAAACTAATGCTATCAAAGTAGTAGCGTTAAATAGAAACCTTGCAGATATTTGTAGAAGCCTTGCACACGAATTATGTCATCATAGACAGAATGAGTTGAATATGATTTATAACGAAGCAGGTGATACAGGAACTGATATTGAGAATGATGCTAACGCTATGGCGGGTATCCTTATGAGAGATTTCGGTAAGAGAAATGTAGACGTTTACGAGTTAGGTACGGAGTTAAGCGAAGAAATTAAAGTAGCCCTATACCCAGATAGAAAAGGAGTTGATGTAGACTCTAGCGATAAGGATATTAAAAATGCTCCTAAAGTACAAATACCTCTTGAAAAGTTATTTCGTAATGAACGAGCTGTAAAGATGAAAAGCCCTGAAGCTATTGAAAATATTAAGAATTTAGTGGTTATGTATAAGAAAGGTAAGAAATTAGATCCGCTATTGGTTCGTAAAAGAGGAGATAGATTTCAAATCTTAGACGGTCATCATAGATTTACTGCAGCTAAACTTGCAGGCCTTAAAGATATTAACGCTATTATAGTTCCTGATGAAAATATTACACCTGTAGATAAAGACGGTAATCCACTAAACGAAATCGGAGAAGGAACCAGAACATACTCCTGGAGCTTTGACGACGAAGATGCTGACGGCAATTACTTTTATTCTTTCGACACAGAAAAAAGTACTTATACTGTAGGTGTTGCTAATTTAGAAGACGGTATGTACGATTTATCGTTTAATACAACTTCACCGGACGGCGATCCTGATGTTAGTTTAGACACTAATGAAGGAGTTCCTTTAAGAGTCCTATCTACCGTTGTAACTATTGCTAAAGACTTTATTCAAAGAGCAAAACCCGAAAGTGTTATCTTTAGACCGATTAAGACCAAAGAAGTCGATAAGCAGGACGATATGCGACGTTACAAACTTTACGGTGCTTACATAAGAAAAAATATACCTTCAGATTATAATGTAATAGACTTCGGTGAAACATATAGGATAGTAA